AAAGATAATCAAATGTATTTTTGTGAAATGATAGAAGACGCAAACATTATAGAAAATTAATATTAATATTTAAACCAAGAAGTTTATGATCAAAGCCGTTTGGGACGCCATTATTGTAAAGGTGGACGAAAAAGCAGAAAAAATGCATGGTAAGTTTATTATCCCTGACTTATCTCAAGAAAAAGCAATTACAGGGAATGTTATTGATGTTGGACCTGGAAGATGGAACAACGCTGGGGATGCTCTTATACCTATGTCTTTTAAAGTAGGGGATAGAGTAGTATTACCTCAAGTAGGACCTACTAAATTAGAATGGGATGGTGTAGAATACATCGCCGTTTCTGAAGCACAAGTATTAGCATTAATTGTAGAATAAAATTAAATATGAAAACAGCTTTTAATCAAGAAGTAAAAGAAAAATTAGCTAAAGGAATTAAAACAGTAGCAGATGCTGTTGGTTCTACTTTAGGTCCATATGGACGAAACGTATTGTTTATCGATGAATTTGGAGGTGTACGCAGCACAAAAGATGGTGTTACTGTAGCAAAAGAGTTAAAAGAGCTTGAAGATCCTCTTGAAAACATGGGAGCACAAACAGTAAAACAAGCATCTATTAAAACAGCAGAAAAAGCTGGAGATGGTACTACAACTTCAACTGTGATAGCTAATGAATTAATACAAAAAGCATTTAGTAGTATTACACCAAATACAAATGTTGTATTAGTTAAAAAAGGAATTGAAGCAGCTATGACAGAAATTGTTTCAGGTTTAAAACAAATTAAACGTGAGATTAGCTCTGAAGAACAAATCAAACAAGTAGCTACTATATCAGCTAATAATGATGAAGAATTAGGAGCATTAGTAGCAGAAGCTATGAATTTAGTAGGACAAGACGGTGTAGTAACTGTTGAGGAATCTAAAACAGGTGAAACTTCATTAGAAACAGTTGAAGGTATTCAATTTGATAGAGGATACAAATCAATGTACTTTGTTACAGATAACAACACAATGTCATCTACTTTACAAGATCCTGTAATTTTAATTTATGATGGTAGATTAGTGTCAGTTAAAGAATTACTTCCAATCCTTGAAGGTGCTTCTCAAACAGATAGCTCATTGCTGATCATTGCCGAAGACATTGACGGTGAAGCTTTATCTACATTAATTGTAAATAAAATGAGAGGTCTATTAAAAGTAGTAGCTGTTAAAGCTCCTGACTTTGGAGATAGACGTACTGCTGTTTTAGAAGATATCGCTACTGTAACTGGAGGTACTGTTGTATCACCTGAAAAAGGAATGAAATTAGATAGATTCAATTCAGAATGGTTTGGTAAAGCACGAGTTGCTACCGTAACTAAAGATACTACTACAATTGTAGATGGTATAGGAGCTACAGGTGATATTGAGAACAGAGTAGCTGAATTAAAAGAACAAATTGGAAAAGCAACTTCATCATTTGAAAAAGAACACTTACAAGAGCGTTTAGGTAAATTAGTAGGTGGTGTAGCTGTAATCAATATTGGTGGTGCTACTGAAACTGAAATTAAAGAGAAAAAAGACCGTATTGATGATGCTCTTCAAGCAACAAAAGCAGCTTTAGAAGAAGGTTTATTACCTGGAGGAGGAATTGCTTTATTAGAAGCTAGAGAAGGGATTACTCAAAATAAAACAGACGGAAGTGATTTTAATTTAGGAAAAAGAGTAGCATATGCTGCTTGCGGTGCTCCATTTTTAAAAATTCTTACAAATGCTGGTATTGAAACTACAGGAGAAATTATTTTCGCTCTTCGCAAAGCTAGAGAGGATAATCCAGAAAAAGGTCGTACATTTGGATATGATATAAAAACAGAAACTGTAACAGATATGTTTGATGCCGGGATTATAGATCCTATGAAAGTAGTTAGAACTGCTTTATCAAACGCCGTATCAGTAGCAGGAACTATTTTACTAACTGAGTGTGCAATTTATAACGAACCTAAAAAAGACAAAGATGATCAACAACAGTTTATGGGTTGAGAAATATCGTAGTCAAACATTAGATACATACGTGGGGAATGAAGGCATTAAAGCCTTCATCTCCAAATGTATCACAAAAAACGATATACCTCATTTATTACTTTATGGTAAAGCCGGAACCGGTAAAACCACTTTAGCTAAATTAATTACTAAAAACATCAAATGTGATGTAATGTATATTAATGCATCTGATGAAAGAGGTATTGATACTATTAGAGATAAAATTGTAGATTTTGCCTCTGTAAATAGTTTTAATCCAATTAAGGTTATTATTCTAGATGAAGCAGATTACATAACATCTCAAGCTCAAGCGGCTTTAAGAAATGTCATGGAAACATACTCAGCTAAAACTAGATTTATATTAACAGCAAATTATGCTGAACGTATAATTGAGCCATTAAAAAGTAGATGTCAAGCATTTCATATTGAACCACCTGCAAAGGGAGAAGTTGCAAAACATCTAGCAGGAATTCTAGATCAAGAAAATGTAACATATGAGTTACCAACATTAGCTAGTCTAGTAAAAGCATATTATCCTGACATTAGAAAAATAATAAATGCATCTCAACAATCTGTAGATGAAAATAATAATTTAAATCCTAATGCTTTAATTGCTGATGTAGAAAATACATTAAATACTGTTATTCAATATTTAAAATCATCAAATAAACAAAGTTGGGCTGATATACGTCAAACTGTAGTAAACGACGATATAAACGATTTTATTCCTTTATTCACGGGACTATATGAAAGAGCATCTGAATTCAGTAACTCACCAGCAGATGTATCAATTCACGCTGCTCAATATATGTGGCAAAATAATTCAATTGCTGATCGTGAATTGAATTTTATGGCTTTTATTTCACAACTTTTAAAAATCAAATAAATGAACCAAAAAGAATTAAACATGAATGTATCTTTACAAGATACTACACCTATTACTTGTGATGAATGTGGTCACGAGGTGTTTATAGAAGGCGTTATACTGCGTCAAGTATCAAAATTCCTAACAGGTACTGCACAAAATGCTTTAATGCCTATACCCGTATTTACTTGCGCTAAATGTGGACATGTAAATGAACATTTTATGCCTAAAGATAAAGAATAATGACAGTTTGGGATTGGTTAAAACAGGTTACGTACATAAGGGAGCCTTGGGATAATTTTAGTGATGAAGACAAAGAAAGTTTTAATGTCTATATGCTTCATAAGGTTATCTCAATGCATGAACCTTACATTGAATTAGCAAATTATTTACAAAAATTCTGGTTATTAACTCCAAAACAAGTATATGAAATATACTGTGGTTATTTACCTAAAACATCTATATATGCTAAATATATTAAATCAAATCAACCAAAACCAAATCAAGATTTAGTTACTATATTAGCTAATCATTATCAATTGTCTACAAGAGAGATAAAATCTTATCTACATATATTAGATGAAAATCAAATTAAAGATATTCTTAATAGTAGAGGAATAAATGAGGAAGAAATTCAAAAATTATTAGGTTATGAAAAAAGTACCAAAACATCTAAAACCTCTACTAGAGTATAAAGCTGAAGAGATTAATTGGGAAACAGATAAAATTGTATCTTATTCTCAATTCTCTACCTGGAAACAATGTCCTCATAAGTGGAAACTTCAAAATGTAGATAAACTTAAAAATCCACCAAATATACACCTCATATTTGGAACCTCAATGCATACTGCTATACAACATTATTTAAAAGTAATGTATGAACAAAGTGGGGCAGCAGCAGATAGAGAAAATATAATTCAGTTATTTGAAGATACTCTTAGAGAGGAATATAAGAAAGGTTTTGAACAAAATAAGCAAGTTCATTTTTCAAATGCTGAAGAAATGGCTGAGTTCTTTGAAGATGGTAAAACTATATTAGAGTACTTTAAAAAGAAAAAAGGTGGATATTTTTCAACTCGTAAAACACATCTTGTAGGAATAGAATTTCCTTTATCCTATGCACCACATGAAGATTATCCTAATGTAAAATTTAAAGGATTTATTGATCTTATATTCTATAACGAAAATACAGAAAAATTATATATTTACGATATAAAAACTTCAACTCGTGGATGGAAAGATCAAGATAAAAAAGATGAAACTAAGACATCCCAAATTCTAC